TCGTGTTTGTAAATCACATCAAAGGTTAAACGCCAACCGCTTAATCCGTTCTCGTATTCCCTGCTTAGTTGCTCATAGTTTGGATCACCCTCTAAGTTATATTCACTCGTTAGTAAATCGCCACGTCTTAGTCGTTCCATTAACCGAACACCAACAGCCAATTGTGTATTGAAGATGTCGTCTTCGTTATCATTACCCCTAAACCTATCGTTTGTTTGTAGGTTGGTTACGTCTACAATATCCAACAGCTCCAAGCTTAAACTAAATCTTAACGTTGCGCTCTCTTGTGTTATGTTCTCAACTCTCAAATGTGATAGAGGAAACATTGTCTGCTTTTCGTTATCAATAGAATTTTGTGAACCTTTGGAAACTGTTGTAACATCGTTGTCCTCAAGTAGTGCGTTCTTTATAGTTGTTGTTATGTCGTAGTATGCTTTCATTATCCTATTGATTTTTAATCATCTCTTTCTCTATCTGGTTCTTTTGTGCTTCATAGCTTAAATATGTAAAAGCTTTGGTAACTGAAAGTTTGGTAACTTCGTCAAATGCTCTAACATCTCCTTTAGCGAGTGAATAGATTGAGTTATACCATCCCCATGTTCTGTTGAATTGTGCGATGGTAGAGAGATCATCTTCGTTGTTTCCTCCACTAAATAACGTCGGGTACTCTGCAATAATTCGTTTGCGATACGGTAAAAAAAAACCACCGCACCCAGTGCAATATCTAAAGGCATGTACTTCATTAGGTCGCTCATGGGGGTATCGTTAGGAAATTCAAGATTACCGTCCGAACCTACGTAGTCAGCAATTAAATACTTCTTACCTACCTGTTTGGTTATTGGTCTAAACAAAACAGCCATAGCATTATGCATCGTTTGCCAATCATTAACGTATCTGTCTAAATCTATGTACTCGCCAACGCTTATATCATCTAGTTTAGGAATGAAACCAAGGTCTATAGTATTGTCTTTGTCGTCAGTCTGGATTGTAAAATTTGTTACGTGCTTTTGATCCATAGAAAACAGAGCGTTTATATCTGTGGCTATTTGACGAACATCTACGAGTCGTAACATCATAACATCGGATAGCCTAACGTCACATAGTATGTTTACTGTGCGGTGTGCTAGTGCGTCACCTTCTAAACCCTCAGCAACCTTTAGAAAGTTCTGGTATTGTCCTAAGGTTATTTCGTTTAAACTCGTTGGTATTGTTATTGTTGCTTTCATATCTGTTATACTAGAAAGCTTTGGATTTGTAACAAATGAAAAAACCCCTACTAATTAAAGTAAGGGTTTAATTGTCAATGGAAGGACTTGAACCTCCGACACACGGATTAACTGTCCATAGCTCTAACCGACTGAGACTTACACCGACAGTACAAATATACTAATTAACTAATAAAGTATTGACCTCTTGTTGGATTATCTAGTTCAGAGGTTAGTGCGTAACGTGAAGCATCTATACAGTGATTGAAAGCGTCGATAGGTTTATTGCCCTTGTTGCCTTCTTTGTCTTTAATGTAGATGTAGTTGTGAAGCTCATTGATTAGGTTCTTGCTTCGTGATGTTACATAGATTTCGTTTTGATTGAGTAGATTGATACCGTATACAATTGAATCCTTTCCTTTAGGTGCGCCCATTATATCGTGTCCGTATGTCTTTAATTCTGCTATACTTTTAGGTTCTGCCAAGTCGGCTGCGATTATACCTGTAACATCATTTGATTTTAACATCCTGTCAATGTCTGAGTTTAACAGTCCTTTCATACAAAATATCTCGTCTAATATGTATGCATCATTCCACTTGTACAATGCTATCGTTGCTGTTGGATCGTTGGTGTATCCAAAATCCATTCCATGTCTTAGAACTCTGCATTCTAATTGTCCTTTAGCGTCTACTGGTAAGTGGCTTATCTCTTTCCAGTCTGGAATACATACACCTTCAAGCCTTCCCGTCTTACCATCCAAGTAAACATCGCACCAGTTCTTCCAGAATTCAGAGGTTTTAGATTTAATCCTACGGCTTTGTAGTTCGTCAAGTATAGATTCTGGTAATGCTTCGTTGTCTCTGTAAGTTAAACGCTCTGTTATAGTTCCGTCCTTACCTGTGAACTCACGATTAAACCAGAATGTAGCAGTAGGGTTATAGTCTACCCAAATATCGCCCTCAGTTCTAATCATTAAAGCATCACAAATAGGCTGTGGTATTGTGTTGACCTCGTTAATAAATAACCAATCTCGTTTACCTGCTTGCTTTGCGCTGTCCTCGTCTGGAAATGATGTGAATTGTATTGTTGAGCCTCCTGTAAATGTGTAGATTCTATCCGTATGGTTATATCGTGATATGTCCCAACGGTTTGTTTCACGCATTATGTTTTTAAAGTCCTTTAATGCTCCCGCCTTTACTGCTGTGATTGTTTCAGCTACTACGGTCATGTCTAAGCCCTGCTCTTTAATAGCTCGGTCTATTGCGATTGCTATAATGTCGTAGGTTTTACCCGCCCACGTACCGCCTGGGATTTCCTTAATCCTACAGTCTGACTTCTGGACTTTTAAGAGCCTCTTTATACCTGTTGTTACTTGGAACATCCCACAAATAGGAAAGGAATACAAATACCAACAGCACTGTATAATAAAAATACTAACCACCAAATAAGCAGTCTATGTCGATTGTCCCAAAACCAATCAGTTAATCTATGAAGACCATAGATATATATGGCGTATAGTAAAGCAATAGCAATGTAATTCATAATTCTAATCTATTGGAAATAGTGGTTGCTCACCTTGTATCTTGATGTCCTTCGTTTCTACTGGTTTGCCGTACATGTATTCAAAATACATTTTAACCGCCCAAGGCTTCTCTTCTGTTATTGCCTTTTTAAAGACTTTTAACGCTTCTGATTCCATTGGTGATAGTTTCTCTATAAGGTTCTGTTCTTCTGCCTTAGACTTACGCCCTCCGTTCTTGTGTCCTCCGTTATTCTTTCTCTTGTCTTCTTTCATAATTGAAAAACTTTGATATCAATCTTTGTTCTGTTTTTAACTTCTTAGTGATAGCGTGCGTTTAGACACATAGTTACACGGGGTGGAGACTAGATTTCTTTATAAAAATCAAAGAACTTTTGTTTGATCTCATTTTTAATGATAGACCTATTCATCCAATCGTCTGTTGTCATACTATTGTTGTTTGTCTTTGTTAGTTTCGTGCTCTAGTGTCTTGTACAGCCTACTTATTTCGTACAGCATAGAGACCAGTACCCCAATACAAACCCCAATAAATAAAGGCTCTTGATATAGGTAAGCTGTAACACCAAGGAAGAAAGGTACGCTAGTTGCTAACTTCCATTCTTTTATCTTCTTCTTTAGGTGGTCTATTAAATCGCTCATACTATTATTGTTTTACCGTTGTAATACTCTACCGCTACGTTTACAGCCTTTACTAGTAACTCCTTCTGTCTTTTGTTTGTCATTACTTTAACGTTGTTTATATCAACCCTTACTCCTTTGCGGTCTTTTATGTATTCTGTTACTAGTCTTATGCCATCGTTAACGTCCATTTAGTTTTGTTGTAATCGTTTATGGTAGTCGCTACTATTGTAGTATTCAATAGCCCATTTAATAGCACCTTCCATTTCAACTACCCCTAAAGTATGGTAGTCTCTAATTTGTTCGTGTCTGTCTCTAAACAGTATACCATTCCATGAAAACAACAATCTTAAAACATCGTACTGTTGGTTAATAGTTAATAGGTGCAATCCTTCAAGGTATTTACTATAGTGATTATTAAAATCAACCGCACACTCTCCACTCAATTCAATACTTTTAATTACTTCCATAATCAATTTAATCTATAGTTAGGCATTAGCATTGTCTTTCTTGTTAGTGAAAACTCGATACATAAGTCTTGTGCGTTCCATCTACCATGCATTAGAATAATAGTAAAGTCGTCTATGTGTATTTTACTTTGCATTGTAGAGTTCGTTTGCTTTGGTTATTGCTTGCGTTCGTGATTCACCTAATGACTGAGAATTTCCTACCCAAATCTTTTCATCTGTATTATAAAGCATTTTATTTGGCAGTTCA